TGTGATGGAAGTGACCTGACATAACGACGTCAAACTTATCAAATAGTTTTGAGTCGAAGCCGTGGTCGTTGCCAACAACACCCTTATACATTTCGAAACCAGCCAACTCTAGGTGACCGATTAGGACTTGTGCGGGAGTGTCATTAATAAAGTCCATAGAAGACTGATAATTACCAGAACATATCCAAGGTAGGAACGCTACGTCGAGTCCATCAAAGTTAAGCGTCTTGGCTTCAGACACGATATGCATATTTTCATAGTCAGCGAACAGCAACTCCATCGTATTGACTTCGTTGGTGTTCTTATAATATGCAGTATGATTACCAACGATAGTATAAAGCTGAATGTTACGTGTACGCAGTTCGTCGAACCACATATCCTTGGCAGCTTTAAGTGAGTGGAAGTTGATATACTTGCGACGGTCGAATGTGTCACCGCCATCCCAGACGACTTTAATATCGTTGGCGTCTATGTATGGCAAAACTACCTCGCGATAGAATTTCGCTTGGTAGTCGTAGAATGCAACGCTGTCATTTCGTACACCGAAATGTTGGTCAGTTAAAATAACAATTTTCATTATAAGATATTATACCCTATTCTGGGTCATTAGTAAAGGATTCAGTCAGTATTGTGTCAATAGACTTTTTGGTCTTTGCGACTTTGGCTTTCTTCTTTTCTTCGATTTTGTCTTCGAAGTTCTTTACGAAGTCATTAATGTAGTCGGTGTCTTCCATCACGACGACATCGAAGTCTTCGCCAGAGTTTCCTTCTTGTAGGTGATGCATTGCGCCATCGACCATCTGTTGGTGATATACTTTATGCTTGACATAGACCTGCTTCTTTTCTTTTTGTATGCGACGCAGGAACGCATAGTATATGATTTGAGTAAAGTACGAGAACGGGTTGTTTGATTTATCTGGATTGAAGTTATCAAAATAAGTGATGCAGTTTTCTAGACCGTCAGCAATCATCTCATCGCGGTAGGAGTAGTTGATGAAGTTGGGTCTATACGACAACTTGGTGGCTATCTTATAAAGACACTCGCCGATATACTTCGGTATTTGTGGTTTCGATAAACCCTGCTCCGCAGCTTCGCGACAGGCTTGTTTATAGTCTTTCATCGCCTGATAGAATTCGACGTTGCTTACATAGTGATTAGATTTTGGTGGTTTAGGGTCTTGCATGGTTTTCCTCATGTTTCAACTATTATACGCTTTTTAGAAGCATTAGTAAAATTACTTTACCAATTAGCCAATTAACAGTATAATATTAGGTGTACTCCCGTTGATATATTAATGCACTGAGTTATTGCTTGTTGGCACCTTAAAGGACACCACGTTATCAGTGATTTCATCATCAAGTTCATCATCAGGAATATCGTCTTCGACGACTTTAACTCCGAGGATATCATCCTCTAGAAGTTCATCATAGATCTTACTGTACTTTTCAATAAAGCTAGTGTAGTATCCAATAATCTTTTCGTTTGGTTTGCTCATAGCAACAATCTTCGGCTTCATAATAGCAACCAAATTATTCTTGCTGAATGGCATCATCTTTGTGGTGGAAACAGAAGTAGTTCCCATAGCGTTTGGCTGTAATCGAATACTAATAGGATATTCTATGATTATCTCGCCCTCTGTTTCATTCTTTAACTTTCCGACAATAAAATTATCGGAGTCACTCAATTTCATCAATACAAACATTTCTTTCATAATTATAACTCGATAGGGTAGATTTTATATTCAAACTGTTCGTCGGTGTATATTTTGATACGCTCGGCGAAGTGGTTCATTGTGTGGTTTGTCCAGCTTTTAGTTCTAAGGTCATCAGAGATGTCATATAGAACTGCTCCTTCTTTATCATCACCAAGTCGTAATCCGCGACCAATAGATTGCAAGGTTCTAATCATCGACTTGGTAGGAGAAGAGAATACTATATTATGTAGGTTACGAATATTCACCCCTGTGGAGAACGTACCGTACGACGCGATAATGATAGCGTCTTTTTCTTTCTCAACGATCTGACGAATAGCTTCTCGGTCTTCGCCGTCAACTCCACCATGAACGAAGAACACATGACGTTTATCATGCGCTGCATCTTTGATTTGTTTGTACAGTTCCTTACCGTGTTTGTCAACATACTGGAATAAAACCAGTGTGTTACCTTTCAGCGAAAGAGTAAGGTTGCTAATAAATTTGTTGCGACCGTTATGGCGAACCAGATAATCCATCTCCTCTTGGTACGTTTTACGCGCCATCGCTTTTTTGTCTGCTTCTGAATGTTTCAGTACCAAGCATTTAATCTTGAACGCAGACAGATGATTGTCTTCAATTAGCTTGGCTGTCGTTGTAACTTTCTTGACCGCACCGAACAAGCCTTCAAGCACCAGCTTGTGTGTCTGAGTACCATCTAGCGTACCAGTAAACCCGAAACGATATTTGCAGTCGCTAAGTTTTTCCATAATAGAAGCAAGCGACTTAGCTTTGAACAGATGCGCTTCGTCGCCGATAACTACACCGAACTCATCAAACCAACTCTTTGGTAGTTTGTAAATTGACTGCCATGTGGTTATGACTACTGGAGCACTGGAAAGTTTCTCCTTTCCTGACATAATAATGTGTATGTCTTTCTCGTCGCAACCATAACCAACGAAGTCGGACTGCATCTGATAGACGAGCGAGGTAGTAGGAACGATAATTAGTTTGCGTTGTTTCTGAAACCACTTGCTTACCATATAGATGATTAGCGACTTACCAGAAGCGGTAGGCGAAAGCATCATCGCGCGATTATTCTTGACCGCATGCATGAATGCATCGACCTGATATTGTCTAGGATTAAACGGTAGTTTTAGAGAAGCGATAAAGTTATCAAATACTTCATCAGCATATTCTTCGCTGACTACTAACGAATCATCAACCACCAGTTCGTAGTCGCGGTCAGCAGCAAATTTAGCTATGTAAGGAATCAAACCTTTGTAAATAGTTTTCGTTAGTAAGTTCGCAAGTCTAATCTTGCCATCCCAGATTTTGTTTCGTACAGCTGGCATAAACTGAGCACCAGGAACCATGAATGTAAAATGATCGCTCAACTCCTGCGCAAGCCATGCTTCGCAGTTGAATCTAATGAATGCTTCGTTTACTGGTTCTAGTGCAATCTTACTCATTACATGCCTGTCTTAAACTTTTCCCAATCGATTGCAGATTTGATATTGTAACCACGACCGTTGAGTGATTTGATAATTGACTCTAGGACGTCGACTTTCTCTTGCTGAACCGCCATACGTAGATTACTTTTGATGATGTCTGAATCAGAATCAATATGCATCGGTAGTTCCGATTTCATAATCTTCAAATAGTTAGGTTGCCAATTAAGTTCCTTCAGACGCTCAGGCTCCATGACTCCGTTGAACCATTCAGCTTTATCTTTGTAAAGTTGCTTGTGCTCGGTCTCCATCTTTTTAAGAAGCAGACGCTCGTTAGAAAAGATGCGATAATAGTTGTAGTGGAGTTTTGCGATTTTAAGTGACTCTTTACCTAGTTCGGTACGGTCAATCTCGCTGTCTTTCGACCACATTTCGAAGATTTCTTCAAGTTTCATAATATATCCATAGAAGGGAATAAGCTCCCTATTATTATAACTTATAACTCGTAATTAGTAAAATTACGCATCCTCTAGCTTAAACGACTGGAACTTAAATGTAACAGTAGCTTCGAGGTATTCAACATCTGCTGATTGCGAGGAAAACTCTAGATCCGAAATAGAACTAGGAAACATATTAGAAAATGTTATCAAGATGTTTGGATTCATAGCAGAAGTTAGCACACCGAGTATTCCGTCAGAATAGATACCAGTTCCGCTAGTTTTCTCTGCAGCAGCAATTGACGAATATGATTCAAATCCATCAACGCGACCAAGTGCTGTCATCCAACCATAAATCTCTTTATAGTTCTTCATGTCTTCGTCAACTTTGAAAGTGACTTGAAGTTCGCTAAACTGTAATTTTCCTGGACGAGGAATAGTAACGAATGGAGTTGGTGTATCTGCTGAACCCAATGATACGCCAGGAAGCGTGACTCTAGTTACAAAGAAGTTGACTGTCGGTAATCTTTTCACTGAGAATGAAAAGCCTAGTGGCGACAAAAAGTTTTTATTTGTAGGTTCGTTCAAAACACTCATAGTAGTTTCCTATATTGCACCTATTATTTAGGTAACAAAAAAGCCACCCGAAGGTGGCTTTTGAGTTTGTAACAACCAAGATTACATTAGGTTGTCTACGATGAGACGACGGTAGTAAACGTTGGAGTC